CCAAAGTCTGAGCCGGAGATCCTACGGGAATTTCTACCTCATCACTTCTATAATGGCAACAGAATTTCATTCTGCCGATCCCAGTTGGAGGGAGCATCAAGCATTCAGCGAAGCGGTGTTCCAATGTGTTTTCCACCGCCGCTGACAGTTGCTGTATCGACCATCGGTAATGATGCAAAGCCTTTCTAAGGCATTCTCAACGAATCTCGAACTGTCCAACCGCAATGAATTCGTCTCCGAATCCGAAGCTCAGCCACTGCGCACCTGGCGCTGGCGAACCCTGGCGCGGACATCAGTGGCTGCTCCGCTTGCCGGGCTGGCCGCGCGCCGCGCGCACCGCCTGCATCTGCGCGGCGGTGCTCAGGCACACGCCCATGACCAGGTTCAGGCCGCGCTCGGCCGCCTCGAAGTAGGGCAGGTCATCCGGGCCGATCACCTGGTCGCGCAGCATCGGCTCGATCCGCTCGATGGCGACGGCCGTGCTGCGCATGAGCTCGCACGGCACGTTGAAGTGGCTGGGCGCGTCGGCCGGGCGCGGCGCCTTGGCGTAGATCAGGCCCTGACGCTCCAGCAGCGCGGTCAGCAGGCGCTCGCGCCAGGCCTCGGGCAGCGCGCCAATCAGCGATTCCTCGATGTCCACGTGCATGCGGATCTCGCCGATCAACATGCGCTTGACGGTCTGGGTATTGTTGCGGGTGGCCTGGTCGGCGTTGTCGGCGGTGGTCGCAACGCGGAACTCGACCAGCCGGTCGGCCACATCGGTGGTTGCGTGGTAGTGCTGCACCACCGCATCGGCGTAGGCGTTCCAGGTCATGCGCGACTGCAGCACTGCATCGCTGACGATGGTGCCGATGATCTGGCTGCGGGTTGGGCGGGCGGCCATCAGGCGGACTCCACCACGCTCAGTGCCGGCGCTGGCGCCGCCACCGGGATCAGCGGCAGTCGCTGCAGCCGGCCATCGTCAAACCACTCGGTGACAGGGCGCTGGCCTGGCCGCTCGATGCGGGTCTGCAGCTGGGTGCGGCAGCCGCCGCCCAGGTAGTCGGTGTGGGCGATGGCGATGCCGACAAATTGCGTCGCGGCATCGGTGTAGGTGGCGCCAAGGATGATGGACATGGGTCAGGCTCCGCTGGTGCGCTCAGGCGCGGTCGTTGAGTTGGGACAGGTCGCCGCCGTTGGCGGCCTGCAGCACGGCGACCATGCGATCGCGGCGCTGCTCGATCAGGCCGGCGATGCGGCCGTAGATCTGGTCACGGCTGGACTGGTCGGTGATGCAGGCAAGGGCCTGCTCCAGCACCGAGACTTCATGCTGCAAGTGCAGCAGGCGCAGGGACTGGTTGGGCGGCAACAGGTCCAGGATTGAGGTTTTCATTGCAGTTCTCCACGTGAAACCGCGGCTTCTTGGCCCTTGGGCGCCGGTGGGTAATGCTCCATCGCCTCATGGGTCTTGATCACTCGCGCGATGCTTGGCTTGTTCCACCGTCGCCCGCCATGCGGGGCGGGGATGCCCAGCTCGTGCAGCGCCTCGGAGATGCGCTCCAGGCTGCACGGCCGTCCATTCTTGCCCTGCGCGCGCAGGGCCATGATGCGTTCGCGGTAGGGCCAGGTTTCAGGGTCGCGGTACAGCCGGCCCTCGATCCTGACCACACCATAGGGCGTATAGCCAAACGGCCGCGCGGCCTGGCGCAGGTGGCGGGCCACCGCGCTGTTGCGCTCGCAGGTGACCGCCCGCTCGTACTCGGCCAGCGACAGTTGCAGGTTGAGGTTGAGCCGGCCCTGCGGGGTGCCGGTGTCGATCAGCTCGCTGACCGACTGCACCACCAGCCCGCGCGGCTCGGCGAACTGGCGGAAGAACAGCAGCCCGTCCAACGTGTCGCGGAACAGCCGGTCCAGCCGGAACACCACCACCACCTGCGCCTCGCCGGCGCTGAGGGCCTGCATCAGCTGCACCCCGCCCTTGCGCTTGTCCAGCGGCGTGCCCGCGCTGACCCCCCGGTCCTCGATGATGTTGACCAGCTCCAGCTCGTGCAGCGCGCACCACTGGCGGATGCGTTCGGGCTGCATGGCCAGCGAGTGCCCGTCGCGGCCCTGCTCCTCTGTGGAGACGCGGATGTAGCCGATGGCACGCATCAGGCGGCCCTGGCCTTGGGGCGGCGCAGTGCCAGCTCTGTCTTCAGCTTCTCCATCTTGGCGGCCCCCGGCTCCTTGATCTGGCCCTGGGCGAATTTCAGCAGCCACCAGTACGACAGGCCAGCCGACTGTGCGATGTCGGGCCAGGTGCCGCGGTGGCTGCGAAGGGTGTTGCGAGTGGCTTCGACGTTGTCCATGGCTAGGCAATCTAGCCACATGTTGCTCCGGCGTCAAGCACCAAATGGCTAGTTTTTTTTGCCAATCTAGCCAGATGAGGCTAGCCGATTCAAATCAATCACTTGCGGATAACCTGAACAGGCTTCTGGCCAGCCAGGACATGGCCCGCATCGAGCTGGCCAAGCGCATGGGCGTGGCCGACGGCACGCTTGGGCGCATCAAATACGGCAAGGGGAACCCCACCATCGACGTGGTGGACAAGATTGCGCGGTACTTTCGCGTCCACCCATGGGAGCTGTTGATGCCGGCCGATCAGTCCATCGGTGAGCCTGGCGCCAGCTACGATGTGGGTGTGCCTGGCCTGGGAGAGGAAATCGCGCGGCTGACCCCTGGACAACAGCAGGCGCTGCTGTCCATGATCCGGGAGTTCAAGGACCCTAGCTAACTGCAGCGGGCCGTTCTGTGTCATCAACATCGAGGAAATGGAATGGAAAACCAAATGCTGACCGGGGTGCTTGGGCTCGTGGTCATTGCGTTCCTGATCGTGCTTGCGCTGCTATGGTTCCTGCTGCCGTTTGCGGTGTTCGGGATCAAGGACCGGCTGGCTGACATCAAACGGGAGATTGCAGCATCCAACGCCATGCTCGAAATGATTGCCAGGCACGCGGCCGTCATCGAGGCTTCTGCCAAGCGAGCAGAGGCAAAGGCGATCGCGCCAACGGTGGCGGCTGATGAGCCGGTTGCGCGCTGAATGGCACTGGTGACATGCAGGGAATGCGGGCGGCAGGTGAGCGACCAGGCGGCGGCCTGTCCCGGGTGCGGGGCGCCTGTTTCCGTGGTGCGTGGGCCGCTGGCGCCGGTGACGCGTAAGGAGGCAAGCGGATGCTTTAACGTGATCGCTGTGGCCGGCCTTGTTGCGCTGCTGGCATTGGTGTTCAAGGCGTGCAGCGATGTTGACGGCACGGTTGGCTCGGGATCATCGGATGCCGCTACCCAGGCCGCCATCGATCCCGCTCAGCAGCAGCTCCGTGAATCTGTCGAGGCAGATTACAAAGCAATGCCTCTCGTGCTGGATGCAGATTGGGTGAGGCCGACAGAATTCACCTTGGTCATGCACGACACCGGGAAAGACTGGCAGGCGCTCGCAGACAAGACGTGCTCGGCCTTGAGAGCGCGCGGCATCACAGGCTCGTTCAGCGTCGACATCATAGAGGCAGAAGCCGCCCGCAATCGACGCATGAAGCAGCTTGGGCACGCCAGGTGCGGGTAGCCCTCACCCACCCGCCCCACACAGCGTCCTGGTGGCGATCAGTTCGGTCTGGAGCCAGCTGACGTGGTTGTCGGCGTCGGCGCCGACTCGAACAACTCGTCCAGCAGCCTCTGCGAATAGTTGGGCTTGGCCATCCGATCCGCCGGCAGCGGCGGCAACGGCGCCACTGAGGGAGGCGGTGGACACACAGCCTTGCCACAACTGCCGAAACCGCAGCTCACCAGTACGAGCAGCAGCCACAACGGAATCCTGCTGAACCTTGGCATCGTCTTTCCCCTGCTGATAGGCGCGCTCGTTGTCGAGCGATGCGGACATGAAGGTGTCGCGGGCCTGGTGGGCCTTTTCCCGCGCGGTGGCGGTCAGGGCAATCATCCGGTCCTGGTAGGCGCGGAACTGGGCGGCCGTGGCCGTGGCCTGGTGGGACTTCCACGCAAACAGCCCGGAAAACACCAGCATCAGCGCGGCGAACACGCTGGCCCGGATTCCCCCCAGCACGGCGATGATTGCGTTCATGCGTCTGGCCCGGTCACATGTGATCCCGCGGCAGTGCCGAGTGCAGGTCGGAAAACGCCGGCGGCTCCAGCCCGGCGCGTCGCATCAACGACTCAAGCTTGAAGATGTGCCGCTCGAGCGCGCGCGAGTGGCTGCGCTCCTGGGCGAGTTCATCGCGCAGCCGGCCCACGTCGGTTTCCAACGCGGTCAGCCGCTCGGTCATCATGCGGTAGATGGATTCCTCGGCCTTGGACTGCGCCACGTCCGAATCCACCTCGGCCGCGTTGCGCCGGTTGCGCTGCATCCATCCCCACAGGCCGCCGATCACACCGCCGATGGCACCCAGGATGCCGCCAACGGCCGCGAGATCGATCTGCTGCGCCATCACGGTGTTCCCTTGCCGCTGTCCTTGAGCCCGGGTTGCTCGATGCCGCGGAACAGCGGGATCAGGATCGCCACGATCACCGCCGCACCGCCAAGGGCCGTGCCCACCCAATCCGGAAGCGCGGCCTTGAGTTCGGCTGGCAACGAGGTGTACACGACAGATCCGCTTGCCAGCGCGGCCGCCAGCAGCGACAGCCGCGTGGACCACCACTTGCCCCAGTCCGCGATGTCCTGCACCGGTGTGGCGCCCAATGCCCGGATCACCCCTTCGATCGTCAGCTTCATTGCTTTGCCCTCATGTCACGCCTCCACCGCATCGTGCGCGGCCAGGGCGGTGGCGTAGTTGCGGCCCCACTTGGCCCGCAGGCTGGCCCGCGCGGCCGCGTCGCCGTTGCTGTAGGCCCCGGGCCTCCAGTTGCGCAGGTAGTACTGCCAGGCGGCCTCCACCTGCCCTGCGGCCGGCAGCTGCTGCGGATCGGTCCACAGCAGCAGCCTGGCCATGCCGGCGGCCAGCAGGTCGTCATCGTCCAGCGCATCCCAGATGGCGCGCGGCTCAAACGGCACGGCGCGCTGCGTGCACAGCACCTGCGCGCGCGTGCGGCTGGCCGGATGGCTGCACACCCCGGCCACCCCGCCGCCCAGCTCGAACTGCCACAGCCCTCGTGCCGGGCCCTTGCGCTCCGGGTGTCGCACATCCACCACCTGCCAGCGATGGGCCAGCCTGGACTCCTGCAGGGCGATGGCCAGCATCAGTACCACCACCACCGCGCTGCGCATGTGCCCCGGCAGCACCGCCAGCGCCGGCGCGATCACCCGCGTGATGGCCGTCTCGGGCGCGATGGGCAGGGGCAGCAGCGTGGGCATGCCTGTATTGGATACCAGCCAGGGTTTAGGCGCTGGCCGGAGGCTTATTCTGTGGGGATGGACACGGTGTCAAGCACCTCCACTCCAGCCGCATCCTTCGCCTGCTGCCACGTCACCTGCGCCTCAACTCCCTCCATCGCCACCACCGTCATCGCGCTCATGAGGTCCGTGACATCCTGCTCGGTGAGTCCGTAGTCCGCCCACGGGATGGGTGGAAGCTGCCCCTGCTGAGCTGCTGACAGCATCGCTGCAAACTCAGGGACGGCGTAGGTGTGCAGGCCGTAGTGCGTGATGTTGGTTCCATCGGACGACAACTCAGCACTGAAACTGTCCAGCGGTGGTTCGTCATTGCCGATGGCCCATGCCAGTCGCTGTGCTTTCTCTCGCAACGCTGCCGGGACAATCAGTGACACGCTGTAGGTGTATTCGCTCATCTCATTGTCCTCAGTTTGTGTTGACAGTCCAACCGCGTGCGATCAAGTCAGCCTTGGCCTGGATACCATTCATGCCAGTTACGCTTCCGTCTGTGGGTGCGGCGTTGGTTCCGCCATGGATGCCAATATTACCGTTGTTGAGGTTGAGTGTGTTGGCGTTGTCGCGGATTGTTGTGAGGATGCCGTCTACGGATTGTGAGTTTAAGTTACATCCGGCAAAAGCGGAAGTATAATCCGTTGCTTTCACTCCATATAGGATCTCATACGGAAAACTTGTAAGTTTCCCGTAATTAAAAATACCTCTCATGCCGAGAGATTTTTTAACGTTTATTGGGGCAATCTGCAAAACCTGAGACCCTGAGGCAAAATCTTGCATGTTTGTTGCGTTGGAAGTATCTATTAACCCGAGTGTTGTAAATTTTGTGTCGTTAACTACACGAATACTTGCTCCTGGTAGAGCACCAACCCCACCAACCGCAGAAAAATAACTCTTGAGTGCTTCGATCTCCGCAAGTGTGAATACACGGTTGATTGCACACAACCCGACAACAGGCCACTTTGGGTTTGCCAAAGGACTACCAATCGACTGCCCAAGTGAGAAATCAAACTCACCCCAATACATCCCACTCGTCGTTGCGATGAATAATGAACCAGGTGTCGTCAGTGGAACCTTGATGTCATCGTCCACCAAGTCGAACTTTACATTCTTGAACGCACCACTGATCTTCAACAATGGCCGTGCAGCATCGTTCGGTGCAGTGGCATCACCTGACCCAAACACCGGCGAAATGACACGGACAGGGTGATCTGCACTCGTAGCAGGCATCGTCTTTGCGGCGTCCTGGTACATCGAACTGCTGGACATGTTGTACACGCCACCAAGCTCGCCACCAGCAAACATTGAACTAACGATGGCCGTGGACTGAGGGTTAGGAGTCCCAACAACCTGACGTTTCAGTAGCGGTGCGAGTAGAGCGACCATCACACCACTCCCGATGCAAGAAATCCTGCACCCGGGGTCTGTGCAAGCACCTGGATACGTTGAGTACCAGTTACATTGACCGATCGCATCTCAAAGGTGTAGACCTCGTTGATTCCGATGGTTGAGGGAGGAAGCAGGGTTACAACCTCAACTCCAGATCCATTCTCAAGTCTTACCTGCACAATGACAGCAGCTTGTGTTGGGTTTGAAATCAGGATGTTTGCAATCTGTGCTGGGCCTACAACGAGATTGGTCCATGTGTTGTTGGTGTAATCCTTGACTGCCCAGTTTTTAGGTGTCAGTGCCATATCAGAGTCCTTGTGCGCTTAGGATTGCGAAGTCGATAGTAGCGGCATCAGCAGCAGTAGCAGCAGCCTCAGCAGCAGTCTGTGCGGTCTGTGCAGCAACACGTGATGTATCAGCATTGGTGGCACTTGTGGCTGCATTTGTCTCACTGGTCGCAGCAGCCGTCTTTGATGCATCTGCATTGGTTGCTGCCGTCTGAGCTGCGGTCCTGGCAGTTTCAGCCGCCGTCTTTGCAGTCTCTGCTGCTACCTTTGCCGTATCAGCATTGGTTGCACTTGTCGCAGCAGCAGAGGCAGATCCAGCGGCTGCCGTCTTTGAACTATCAGCATTCGTAGCAGCAGTCTGTGCTGCCGTCTTAGCCGTCTCAGCAGCAACCTTTGCTGTATCCGCTGCCGATGCACTGGAAGCTGCTGCACTTGCAGACGATGCAGCAGCTGTCTTGGAACTGTCTGCGTTGGTCGCTGACGTGCTGGCCTGTGATGCTGCGGTAGCGGCCGCTGCCCTTGCAGTCTCTGCATCATTCGCATCTAGTGACGCGCTTGCGGCGGCTGATTCAGCACCACCTCTTGCCGTCTCAGCAGCAGTCTGCGCCGTCTGTGCTGCACCTGCACTTGTGCTGGCATTACTCGCTGCAACGTCTGCATCTGTCCTTGCAGCTTCAGCGAGAGTCTTTGCAGTTTCAGCAGCAGACTGGGACTGACTCGCTGCCAAGGCAGATGCCGCAGATTGACTCGCAGCAGTCTCTGCATCCGTTGCAAGCCCCGTCATCAGGGTTACATCTTCAGGTGTCAATGCACCCATCGGCCCCATAGGACCTTGAGTACCAACACGCGAGATGACAAGTGTTCGTGGTCCTGTTTGTGTGAGCGTGCTCATAGGATCTCGATCCAGATTGTGGGTGAAGTTTCGACACAGCCATCTGTCAACGTGCGCGCGATACGCAGCCGGTTGAAGCGGCCGTACTGGAGCTTTGGCGCGATGGTCTCGTCTATCTCAACAACGGTCCGCCCATCAACAGGGTCGCCTTCGATGCGGATCTGCGCAGTTGCAAGGATTGGCGGCGCAGCTTCAACAATGGATACCGTGCTACCGAAGAGATTGATCGGACCAGCCTCGTCCTGCCACAATGCCTCAAAAGAGATGCAGGAACCTTTTGTTGCTTGGAGTGTGTCGGACATTGGATTTCCTTAGGCGTGGGCCGGTTGCTTATTCTGTTGGGATGGACGCGGTGTCTAGCATCTCCGCCCCTGCCGCATCCATAGTCTAATCGGAATGGCGCGCGGTGCTGTGCGTGCTGCGTCTGCTCAGGCTGATCAGTTCGTGGATGACGCCATCCCATCCTGACCATCACCCGACCGCGATCCAGTGGACGTTGATTGCAGCGTCGATGTTGGAGTCACTGAATCCGTCAGATGAACTCCCACCAGTGAGCGTACTCAGACTCACCGTGAAGCCGCCTGTCCCGACCGACGTTGCCATCGCCTTCTGGACAACGAGGCAGAACAGCGTTCCGGGGCAGTCATACCAGAGAACGCTCATTGACTAAACTCCAGTCCATACACAGGACCAGTCGGTTGCGAATATATCTGTACCTTCGACCACGACTGGGTATCGTAAGCCCACAACGTTTCCCCACTCGTCCCATTGATTCCGATTGTAAGAATTTCGCTATCTGGCGAAAATGCCAGTGCCCACGCGGCAATTGAACCAGATGGAAATTGGGAAGGTGCTGCGACGCGGCTGAGGTCACCAGTGTTATAGACCGCGAAACAAGGACTCACATTTGCAGCCCCAAAAGCAAGAAAGCGCCCATCTAGTGACCACTCAACGCTGTAGTGTGCGTTACCCATTCTGCTGGTTGGATTTTCCAATCTGGTCCATCCAGAAGTCTCATAAATAGTAATGTACGGCGAGTTGTTGAGCGCGATTGCTAGTTTAGAGCCGTCTGGAGACCAGGCCACTGATCTGCCGTAATACGCCCTCGGGGCGGTCACTGATATTGTACCCCACGTGGAAAGGTCATAAACGACTATCGAAGTTGCAGCGGAGTTAGTACCGACAGCCACCGCAAGTTTTGATCCATCTGGTGACACGGAAAGTCCGTTGACCTGCCCAGCGGGGATCGTCGCAGGAGAAGGAAGCGCGGACCAATCGGCGACGCGGTAGATTCTGAGGTACGGGCTATTTGCACCTCCGACGATCAGAAAAGAGGAGTCTTTGGTCCACGCGACAGCATAGGCATTTCCAGGCGGCCTGTTAGATGGCGTTGGCAATTTAGCCCAAGTCATTGCGTCATAAAGCACCAAATACGGGGAATACTCTGTTGCGACAGCCAAGAACCTCCCGTCTGGGGACTTCGCAACGGCGCGACACCTACCGTCAAGACCAATTATTGGTGTTTTATCCCAGCTTGGGATCTGATATAGGTAGCCGTACGGGCTGGCGTCACCAACAACAGCGAGTTCCGTTGATGTTGATGTTGAACTTAGCAATAGCCCACCGTGGGCGCAAAGCAAGCTCATACGGAAACACCCTTCATTGAATACTGCCAGCTACCTCCGCCATCATCTGTAGTCAGATGCAATACGGTGGCACTAGACGAGGCTGGTGATATACTAGTATCGCTGCCTTCGATCGCTCTCATGTTGTTTGAAAGCACGACACCCCAATTCCCGGTCGTATCTTGAATAAATCGCACCCTAATAGACCCGCAGTACGCTGGCGGATTTATGATCGATAACAGCGTAACATCGTTGGAAAGCGAAACGACAAAATAGTCCCCAAGCGCATAATCAAGATCCAATGGCCCTGAACTACTGACAGCAAGGTGAGTGACGCTTGATCGGCCTCCACTTCCCCCACCGCTGGCAGAGATAACCGGGTTGTGCGGGTCTGTCGCGTCAACTGATACTCCTGCCCCCGCTATCAGACCCCTCACACCGTCGTTGATGACGACAGGGACTGCCGGCTCAGTGTCATCGATGACGATTCCGGCCCCAGCCACCAACGTCATATTTGGCTGCCCGGTAAAGTACGCCAGCCCGTTCCACGGGGTCACGCCATCCCCGATCTTGATCTTGCCGGTGTCAGTCTCAAGGCCAATCTCTGCGGACAGCAGCACCTCATTGAGCGCAGTCCAGTCAGCGGCAGTGCGCCGCCGTACCCTGAAGCGCAGTTCAAGCTGTCCAATGGCGCTGGCAAGCTCTTGCAGGTCAATGGCCATTACGGCGCTCCGCCAGCGTTGATGATGGCCGTTGGTGCGTTTGTCCCCGCCGGCACGATTGTCGGTGACACTGACACTGGATCACCAGCGCCTGTGATGCGGTTGATCTGTTCAACAGTCACGGTCGTCACGGGCCCGATTGTGCTGCAATCCATCAACATGCTGGTGTTTGTCGTCTCCACAACGATCGAGCCTGTTCCATCGCTTGCAGTGATGCGGTAGCCAATCCAGTTTGCACTTGGGATCGGTGCAGCGTCTGTCCCGAACCTATGCCGTGGCACGATATTTGACACGGCGGCCCATGCACCGTCATATGTTGCTGTGAATCCAGCTACCGGCCATTCGCGCTGGGATGCTCCAGTGAAATTGGTTGCCACGATATCGGCATCTTCCGGAGATGTCCCATAGCTGACGCCACGATGCTTGAGCGTCGTTCCGACCCATGATGCCTGTGCCTGATACTTGCGCACGCTTGAATCAAGCAGGACGAATCGCTGGCCTGTCGTGTGCGCAACCGGGGCCGTGTTGAGCCGTCCGCGCATGAGGTGCGTCAGCGCATACAGCCCACCACCAAGGTCCTCGGCATCGCGGAATTGCATGATCTCCCAGCCGGATGCAGACTCAAGCGCAAACGCACCGCCTTCTGACATGAATTCAGAATCGGTGATGGCATTGACCTCATCTGCTGGGTCGTACAGTTGGATGCGTACCACGCTGGTGTCGTCAATGGTGTCCTTGGTGCCCGCTGCAATGTCGGCTTGCAATGCACCGATGATCGCGTTTGATGTTTCATCACCAATGGCGGCGAAGGTGGCACCATCATCAAGCGAGCGTTGCAGCTGTGCGCCCGTCCACACTTCGGTGCTGCCTGACATTGCGGTGTAGTAGACAAGCTGATCGTCTGCATCAGTGAGCGCAGGGATATCCAGCACCAGCAACACTGTCTTTGACATGATCGTTGGTTGAGGCGGCGTTGGCGCTGGGAGCGGCACGCCAGTCACTTGCGAGGTGTACGCGCTCTGCCTGTCCTCGCGCATCGTGAGCGTGATGCTGCCAGGCTCAAACTCTGTTTTGACGATCCGCGCACGGCGTACATTGCCGCGCAGGCTCAATCCAACGCTGTCGCCAGGAACAAGCGCGAGGTGGCTGTCAGCGACCTTCCAAATTATCTCACCCTGTGCCTCTGTCCACATCACCTTGTGCCACTTGGCCGCGATCTGCGCAGGCTCATTTGCATCATCGAAGGTGACAGGTGCTGCAATGCTGGCCTCACCGGTCACGTCTGCATTGGGCGAGCTGCGCGTGCTTGTGGCCTTTGTCGTCGCGTACCCGGTGGCTGGCGACTGGTAGAAGAAATGCAGCTTTCGCGGGTATTCGATGACGTTCTCCCGCTGCTGTGTCTCAGGTTCTTCTAGCAGGTCATCGTCCGTCAGCGTGAGCGCGACTGGCCTGCCACGCTTGATGAACCTGACCTTCCCGTCGTACTCAGACGCATCGGCGAAGTAAGGCTGCATCGTTGCAGCAATTGCTTCCTGACCGGTGACTGATTGCTCGAAACAGACTCCGACGCAGTTGTCGGAGATGTCAGTCAAGTCGAATTCATCGGTGCTGTATCCTGCGCGCTGCACAAGCGCTGAAATTATCCCGCCGACGCCTGCCATACCTGCAACAATCAACGGTGTGATCACGCCGACAAGCGCTGATGGATCACCACCATTTACCACTGCAACCGGAACTCCCTGGACGTTGTGGACAATTTCTGTGTATGCCGTATTTTCAAGGTCGATGTTGATCCCATAGCAAAGCAGGTCATTGACTTGATCAATATAGTACCTTGCATTTTCTGCAGATGCTAACGATTCAGGCTCCCCATCCGTTATGAAAAATGCAACACGGGCGTATTCATCCGGAACGGCACCGTAGAATGATGGCATGCCTTGTGCGCCAGTCGCAAAATTAGTTCCTCCAGATGCCGTCTTGGACATGATCCAATCCTTGATTGCAGCTATGTCCGATGCGGTGCATGCTCTACGTGTGATTGATACTCCTTGGCTAAATCCATACATCATGATGTCAACTACAGACCGGCCGAAATCACGTCATCGTTGATGTAGTCAAGCGTGGAAACCAGGGCCGACTGCATGTTCTCCAGCCTGGTCTTGCCGTTTTCAGTCTGCGTTGCCATGCTTCCTGACAGGTCCACTGCGAAGTACAGCGCAATGTTTGCGCTTGTGTTCTTCGCCACCTCAAACCTGAACTGCGGAATCCTCTCGCCCGTGTTGGTCAGATCGAACTGCGGGAACACGACATACGCCGTGCCCCTGAAATATGGCGTGTCTGCACCAAGGAAATTCTGCAGCGCAGGATCTGGAAGCTGCGACTCGTTGCCGTCGTAGAAACGGAACTTCCTTGCGAACTCAGCGTTCTCTGAGCCGCTTTTCTGGCCTTCTGGCCGCACGTCGTAGACCAGCGTTTCGTCCTGCCAGATGCGCAGGATCGAGCCGCCTGTCAAGTCCTCTCCCAGGCCGATGGCGAACGTCCAGTAGACGTATTCGTTCTCGACCTTCGGGCCGCCACCCTTTCCGCCTGAGCTCTCCTTCTTTTTTTCACCTTGCGGTCGCCGCGTGCAATGACGGTTGTTGCCCTGATACAGCCACGGCCAAACACGATTGCGCGCGTGCCACCCTCGCTTGCTGTCTGTCCAGGGTTGTCGCCAATCTTGTTGCCTTGCATCACGATAGGATCGACGGCATTGCCGAGCGCGCTGCCGATGGCATAGCCAAGCTGCGGGTAGCCATAGATCGCACCGACGACGGTGCCGGCAACAGTGAGGACTTCGCGCGCCATTAGACGGGCCTCCGGTGGACCTGGGTGATGCGCGTGACCATGTCAGGCGTGAGCCTGTGCTCGACGACGCGCCCAGCTTCGCCGTCGGCGTGGATCATGTTGAGCGCTGGCTGGCCGGCGTAGCTGGCCTCGGCGATGATGCCGATGTGGTGCGGCTGGACGCGGAAGCGCATGATCACGATATCGCCATCATGCAAATCTGACTCGCGCACCGGAGCCGACAGGACTGGCTTGCCATATGCGGCCTGGGCGTGGGTTGTCAGCCCATCGCGGTGCGGCTCAGGCCCGTACAGCCGGAAATCCTGGATTTCCACCCCGCAGTCACGATAGGCCAGCACGGTCAGGCCAGCGCAGTCCAGCCCAACGCGCGAGCGACCCCGGTGGCGGAACTTGACGCCAAGGTATTGACGCGCGGCCACGACGATTGGCGATGTCATGGGGCGGCCTCGGTCGTGGTGGTGACGTTTCCAGCAGACCCTGCAATCGATCCTGCGGCGATGGCCCCATTGTCAGCAACTGGGATCGTTGGCTCTGCGCGATACCACTGCCAGTTGCTGCGTGCCTTGCATGCCGTTGGCGTCTTTGGACAGTCGTCGCGGAACTCGAACGTATCGCCGACCTGGATGGGGAACATCGTGGTGAACGTCAAGTCGATTGTCTGCGGCCCATCATTTTGCGCGAATCCTTCCACCTCATCCTCGCGGCCTGTGTTGCGGCCGGTGAGCCAGCGCACCATGCCTGGCACACCACCAAACGGCGGTGTAAGTCCTGACGTGGTGAATGTGCGCGTTGTCTCAAGGCCAACGCCTGTGACTTGCCCTGGCTGCCACAGACTGTCGCTGTCATACATGCATGGGTAGCGCTCCGTGACTGCGCCAGGTGGAGCCGTCACGCCGTCGATTGCAAGGTTCCACTCAACATCATCGGCGTAGATTTCAGTGACGGTTGATGATGCGCTGGCATTGAACCATAGCGCGATGCGCACTGTTTCTGTTCCAGTAGGCGCCGTTGCCGTTACTGTTGCCTGGCGCAGTCCTGTCCCGCCTGATCTTGTAACCTCACCTCCATCCAGCTGGGATATAAGAGCGCCAGTGGCGTCGTACCACAGCAGCGCGACCGCAAACGATGATCCGTCCGTCCCGCTTGGAATGCGGCCCCAGTATGTCGCCGTGATGCTCTTTCCAGGTTCCACATCATATGGATCGGATATGGCCGATCCGTTGTTTGCTTCTCCTGCCCCCGTGAAATGGATTGCGCCAGAGGTTGTGCGCCCGCCAGTGCTAGACCATGTAGTGCTTCCAGTTCCTTCTGCACTAAGTGTCCAGCCGGTAGTCCCATTGTTGAATCCAGCGTTTGCAATGGCTACAGGCTGAGAATACACGCCCTTCGGCTTGCTGCCGAACGTTGCCCTGCACGAAAGCGACCACTTCTCCGTGATGGTTTGACGCAGGCCCTGGGCCAGTCCACGCAGCTCTGCGGTGAAGGAAAGCCCGCTGTCGGTGACAGTGTTGCGGCCAAGCGTACCCGTTTGCAGCAGGGTATGCCTGCCAGCAGTCAGATCCTCGTAATTGACGAGGTAAGCGGCGAACTTTGCAAAGTCGTAGGCGCCCCGGATCAAGTCTGCCTCTGAGACTGGGATGTCGTAGACGGGCATGAGGCTGCGCGACTCGCCCACATCGACAGACAGATCGGATGAGGATGCAATGGTGGTCAGTTCCGTGCCGACGGCTGCCGAGTACAGCAGTGGGCCACTGCCGTCATCGTAGGTGATGTCGGCATCCAGCGTGGTCACGCCATAGGCCGGGTACCCTGGCTGCACTGGCGTGATTTTCACCAGGATGCAGTACGTGGTATGGCTGCCTGCCAGGTGCTGCTGTAGCTCGATGGGGATCTGGCGCGGCATCAGCCACGGCTCTCGATGATGGTCACGGGGAAGCTGGCGCGGTTTGATCGCTCGTAGGTGAATGGGTTGTAGTCGCTCTCGAAACAGGCGCGCACGTCGAATTCGCCGGTCCAGTACAGCTCCTTGCCATCCGGCCAGGCCGTGGCCGGAGTGGCCATGCCCGTCAGCGGGTCGACCGTGACGGCCAGCGCGGCCCCATCCTGGTCGCGGACCTGCACTGCAAGTGGCAGACGGATGGGTCGGTTGAATGACACAGATCCAAAGGTGTAGTTGCGCACCAGCTGCATGGGAGTTGCACTGCCATCTCCAATGCCAAACAGCTCATCGATGGCCTGGAAGTCGTCGTAGTCGCGGAACCTGAAGTCGGAAAACCCGCCGCCACACACCCAGAACGCGGCGCGCATTGCTTCGCGCTCGTCAGGGGTCAGCAGCGCGTAGTTGGCGGTCCACTTGCCAAGCGGGTATTTCCATGACTTGTTCTTGCGCACATGGCCATTGGCCAGGTCCTTGCGCATCGTGTTCCACTGCGGGCCGCCGGTGAAACCGAACAGGTAGTGCTCGTTGATGCGCGCATCGATGAAGTCCATAGATCACCTCCTCGCGTTGGCGCGGCTGGTGGCCAGGTACATGGCTGATTCCACCTGCGACCTGCTGCGGCGGTCCACTTTTTCGCTGAAGGTATTGGTGATGTACTGGGTGACCACCGGCTGCGTCGGCGTATCTGAGATGCTGCGCGGGGCGCCCCCATCCGGTCCGGCCCAGCCTGCAGCCGCCGCATACCGGGCCGGGATCACCGTGCCGTCGGCGCCGGGTAACAGGTAGGTGCGGCCGTTCTGGCGCAGCAGCTCGGGGGCGCCGCCTTCGGTGACTTCGTAGATGGAGCCGGCGCGGATTGCGCCGCCGGTGGCCTTGCCCCCGCCAAAGCCGGGCATGTTGGGGTTGAAGGCGGCCGTAGTTGGCCGGTGGCCTGGGCGGTGGCGGTGGCGGTGTTGCCGCCAAACAGGCTGCCGACCCAGCCGCCGAGGCTGGCCATCCAGCCGCCGGCGCTGCCGGTCTGGGTGGTGCCGTACACGCCGAAGATCTGGTCCATCAGCCGCTCGGCGGCCATCTCCAGCATGCGGTTGCGCAGGCGCTCCAGGGCGTTGATGGCCACATCGCCAAAGCTGTCGGCGCTGGTGGCTGCGCCCATGAACAGGTCCTTGCCAGCATCGCGCACGCTGTCCATGGCATCGATCTGGTCGTGGGTGGCGCGGCGCTCCTGCTGGAGCTGCCGGGTGTTCTCTGTGATGGTCTTGCCCCAGTCGCTTTCGCGGCTGACGCCGGCGCGCAGCAGGTTGGCGCGGATCTCCAGTTCATCGTTGGACAGGCCCAGCGCGGCGCGTTCGGCCTGCAGGTCATCGAGCACCCAACTACGCTGGTCATCCAGCTCCTGCAGGGAGCGCTGCAGGGCCTCTTCGACCTCCATCTGGTCTGTGTACTGGGCCTGGGTGATCAAGGCCTTCTGGCGGGCCGCATCCAGCCCTTGCAGGCCCTCGTGCTCGATCATGTACCTGACCTTGGCTTCCTCGCTGGCATTGCGCCCCAGCGCGATTTCCTCGGCGTAGCGGTCCATCAGGCGCTGGTATGTGCGATCGAGCTGCTGGGCGGCGCGGTCTTCCTCGCTGAGCGCGGCCTTGCGGGTGCTGGTGTCGGTGTTGGTGGTGGTTCCTGTCTTTGGAATGCCTGGTAGCGTAGGCAATAGAGGCCGCATCGCGGGCTGCGGGTCACCGACATTTCCTTGATTGATGTGGACGGTCGTGCGTCGTTTGAGTTCGGCCTGCAATGTGATGATCTCGTTGTCGTACTGCGTCAGCAATTGCTGTCGCTGCTTGACGAGCGAGTCGATTGGAACGCCGGTCAACGGCACCGTTGTCCGCATATCCTTTGCGCCATCGCGCAATGTTGTGACCTGCTCCAGGCGGGTCCTCAAGGCCTCATTTGAGGATTCTTTCGGCGCGATTTTACCGTCGCGTAGCATGTCAGCCTGACGGCTCACAGAGATCACGTGGCCAAGCTGGCCAACCAGCGATGCAGCCGCTGACGCCGCTTGCAACATCAACTCGATGAGCTGCCTGAAGCCATCCTGCACAGCTGGATCACTCAAGGTGTTGTTCAAGTCCTCGACGGCCTTGCGCACGCCCTTCAGGCCCTCGCCACCTGAATCTCCTTCGAGAAGGTCCCCGGCTGTGTTTTTCAGCGCAATGAACGCACCGCCCAACGTATCGCGTGCCGCTGCAGCTGCATTCTCGTAACTATCGTTGAGGATGTCGATGACTATTTTCTGCGCTTCGGCGGCGCGGCCGGCGTCTTCCAATGCCTTGATGTTTTCGCGGACTGCTGGCGTAAACGCTGCGCCAAAGCCCTGCTGCACAAGCGCCGCAGCGGCCTTGGTCGGAGATTCCAGTGCCCGGCCTATGATTTCTGCCGACTGTTCGACGCTGCCGCCAAGCCGCGCAGCCTGGTCGATGGCCAGTTGCAGGGCCGGTGCGAAGTTCTCCTTGACGATGCCGCTGTAGGACAGCAGGCGCGTAGCGGCATTGGTGACCTCGGTCCCGCTGAAGGTGCTGGCCTTGGAAATGGTATCGGCCATCCCCTTGATCTGCTCTGCGCTGAAATTTGCATCCTGGCCACTGGACCTGAGCACGGCATTGAGCTGGGCCATCGAGTTCTCGGCCTCGACGCTGTTTTTTATCACCAGCGCCAGGGCACCTGCGGCCAGACCGCCCAGCGCCAACGTCCCGGTCCTGACGGCATGGCCGATGCTTTCGCCGAAGCTGGTCCAACGCTTGCCGGCATCGTCGGCAGCCTCTCCTGCCTGCCTGGCCTTGACCGAAACGCTATCCATGGCGGCCTTGACGTTGCCGTCGCCGTCGACCTCAAACCGCACCTGAAACCGTGCCGGGCTGTTAGCCATCACGCCGCTCCTGTCGCATGTGTTCCACGGCCGCGCCGATGCGCGCACGCTCGGCGTGCTGCAGGTCGGCCAGGGCCTGGGGGATATCGGTGATGCCCAGCGCCTCGGCGCGGGCGGTCAGCATGGCCAGGCAGTCGGCGTAGCGCAGGCCGGTGGGCACGCCGCTGGGCGCGTACTGGAATTGCGTGGCACAGGTGAGGTAGGCCAGCGCCCCGGGCTGGGCATCGGGCAGCAGGCGCGGCTGCGGGCAGTCGGCGCAGATGGTCTTGCACTGGCTGCAGGCCTCGGCGGTGAAGCTGTCGCCGTAGCGGTCCTCGAAGTCCCATAGCCGCGTGCCATCGCTCAGGCCTGGACCCGCGCCGGCATGCCAGCGGACCCAGGCAGTGAGTTTTTTGGGACGCCCTCGCGGCTGGCCCGGAACAGGGCCTCGCGCACGGCAGTGGCAAACCACTGGTGCGCCAGCAGCGCATCCAGCGCGGCGGCGGTGAATGGCTGCGGCGTGCCGTCCTCGCCCTCGATGCCGCGCCAGTCGCGCACCCGTGCGGCCACCTCGGCCAGGTCCTCGGTTTCCACCAGGGTTGCCGCTTCCATGACCGCGCGCATGTCATCGATGTTGCGGGCATCGCGCAGGGCGGCCACGGCCGGGTCGCCCACGCGCTCGACCGCGCTCTTTTGCCGCTCGCGCAGCTCGGCACGGGTGAACAGCCGCATGTGCAGCCAGATGACCGGGTCCTCGCCGCCCTCCTGGGCCGCCGGCAGTTGCACCGGCACCCACATCAAACCAATTTCCGCCGCCCTGAACATCGTGCTGGTGCCTCCTGTTGTGCGCTGGATCAGACCGTGGCGCGGGCGCTCTTGAGCACCGCGGTGACGCCGACTTCGCTGCCGGCCGGGCGATAGGCAATGAAGGTGAAGTTCTGCTTGATCCCGCGCGGGCCGGTCACCGCCGGGCTGGTGGTCTCGATGGTGGACAGCGGGATGGTGATCACCAGCTGCTCGTTGCCGGCGGTGCCGGCGCCGGTGCCGCGGGTCATGGTGATCTGCAGCTTCATGTCGGCGTCGTCGCGGGCCTTGATCAGCAACGCCGGGGTGTCGAACTGGGCCACGCCATCACCGGTGATCAGCACCTGCCCCTCGGGCATGTCGTGGCGCAGGCCGCCCTCGTTGAGGCAGTACAGCTCGGTGTCCAGGTCGTTGTCCCAGTTGATGTTGAGGGTTTCGACGCAGACATCGGTGGTGCCATTGTCCAGCAGCAGCGACAGGCCGGCCAGGGCAAAGGCGGCGTGGCCAAAGTCATCCGGGGTGGCATCCACGGCCGTGGTCGGCATGGTGCGCAGCGCCGCGCCGACCAGGTTGAAGGTGGCCTGCTGGGTCGCGGCCGCCGTGCTGAATGCAAACGCGCCGGATGCGATGCGGATGTCGGTGTCGCGCACGTAGCGCCCGGGGACTGCGATGCGGTCGCTGTAGTCGCGCTCGATGCCCAGCGCCGCCGGCAGCGCGTTGACGCCCTGCCCCACCTGAAAGGTGTGGGTGTACGGGGCGGCAACGCCGGATGTGGATGGCTCGCCGATCAGGTGCTTGAGCCAGAAGGCGATGCTGGTGCCGATGGTGACCACCGCACTGCCGGTGCCGCCCACGCGGCCGCGGGCGCCGCGCTGCTGGCCGCGATAGCCGCCGGCCAGGGTAGGGTCCTGTTCAAGCGGATTGGTGGCGTTGTAGTCCAGCGTGCGCAGATACAGCAGCTCGGCCTGGACAGGGTCGTCCAGCTGGCGGATGGCCGGCTGGGTGAATCCCACGATCTTGGTCAGTGCACCGGTGGCCTGGGCCATGGCGGGTTACTCCTGGGAGGCGGCGAAAAGGCGCCAGCCACACGACCGTCCGCGGGCGGCGGAGTCGGCGGTGTCAGCCGCGTGGCTGGCATTGAGGGGGTGGGCGCGCATCAGCCGGCGCGCTCGATGGTGGTGTTGATGCGCAGGCGCGCGTACAGGTAGTGCGTTGGGTGGCGCACGTTGCGGTCGGTCTGCAACTCCACCACCCGCGCCAGCGTGCAGCTTTCGCCAAGCGATGGGTTGCGCAGCAGCAGGCGCACCAGCGCGGCCGGGATGGCATCGGTCTGCTCGACACTGCGGGCCACATCCTGCTGCATCCACAGCAGCGACAGCTCGATGTCGCCAGCCCAGTCCTGCTGGCTGCTGCCGATGACCAGGCCGTCCATGCCGCCGCCCTCGTTGCCGGCATCGCTTGCGGTCATGTCGCCGGCATCGTTGATCCAGCACGGCAGGTGCTCGGCGCCGATCTGGTCGAAGCGGCGGTTGCCGTCCAGCACGCCCGGGATCACCTGCTCGTTTCCGGCGCCCAGGCGCAGGGCCTGCATGTCCGCGACAAACTGCGCGTCGGTCAGCAGCAGGCTGCGCAGCGCGGCGCGGGCGGCGGGGTTCATTGTGCGCCCATCTGCCTGGCCCAGGCATCTGCGGCGGCATCAAGATCGAGTTCGGCGATGGCGTCGGTGAAGTACGGGCGGGCGGGTATGGCGTGGGCGCGGGAGTTGCCGTAGGGCTGGTAGCCGTCATGCACGGCGCGGGCGTAGGCAGTCTCGTTGAAGACGATGGCCGCGTTGCCGGCAAGCTGGAAGTTCATGCCACGGCGCAGCGTGCCAGTTCGGATTGGGATTGGGTACGTGCCCGGAGCTTCGGTTCCAGGACCGCCTGCCAGCCGCGTTGCCGTGCGCACGGCCTGGATGCCAAGGCTGCGCAATAGCGCCTCACGCGCGGCCGGGATCAGCATCGCGCCCTGGCCCATGGCCGTCTGCACCTGTGCTGCATCGAACACCGCGCGCAGCCTCATGTCGGCCACCAGCTGTCGGCCGGGCGCTGGTAGGGGCCGGTTTCTGCGCCGGCCAGCGACGCGCCGGTGCCCGGGTACGGGCTGTTGCCGCCGATGGCCAGGGCCATGTTGGCATCGGCGCAGTCATCCATCTGCTGGGCGGTCTCCAGATACTGCCGGCGGTCGGCGTAGCTGAGTGCGTCGCGGCTGCTGGCGGCGTTTGAATCGATGAAGCCCGCGCGGCGCGCCACAGCCTTGCGCTGACCCAGCACAGCTCCGCACTGCGCAGGTGCTCGTAGGCGGCACTGCCTGCGGCCACGGTGTCGTAGCCGGTGCCATAGCGGGCGGTGGCCCACACCGTTGCGCGGGCAATCATGCGCTCCAGATAGCCATCCTGGGTGGCCCAGTCTGCGGGCGTGCCAAACTGCTCGCGCCGGAATCCGGCGTCTGCAATGTCCTGGAGCGTGACCTTGGCCGCCATTGCCGTGGGCGCGCCGTTGCCGGCGTGCCCTGCCCCGTCAGCTGAAGGCCACGCGTGCGACCTGGTCCTGGTCGCCGACCACGGCGTTGTACTGCCCGCGGCCATACCAGTCCTCGGCGGCCACGCTGGGATCGCGCTTGGACTCGATGGTCAGCGCCTTCCAATCGGCCCGCTTGAGCTTGCGGCCAGGCAGCACCACGTAGTAGCCGGTGTCGGCCGCGGTGACCTTGGTGGTCACGATGACGTTGCGCACGGAGAATGCCACCGGCTGCTTGGCCACGCCGTACTGCACCATGGTGCTGCCGCGGCTTGCCTCCAGGAAGGCCAGCACGTAGCCCACGCGCTCGGGGCTGACCACGATGTCCACCTGCGGGTTGCTGCCCACCGCGTAGCCCTTGGCCTCCACTTTGCGCAGGATCGAGGACACCGCCGCGTTGAAGGTGGTCTGCGCATCGGTGGCAAAGGCCACGTTGATGCCGGTGCCAAGGCCGGTCAGCAGGCCGTAGTGCAGCGCGGCCTTCTTGTCGTAGTACGTTGACATGTACTCGTTGATGGCATCGGCGATGTGGTAGTACTTGGAAAATTGGAACCACTCGTCCAGGATGCTGAACCCATCGCCAAAGGTCAGGTACTTGACCGCCGCGCTGGTCTCGTTGATGTTGCGCCGCGGCTTGATCGCACCACCGGGCTTGATCTGCTCCCATGTGAAGCCCATCGATGCGCCACGGATCTCGAAGCTGTCCTGGTTGCTGCCCAACATGCCGGGCACCTCATCGAACAGCACCTGGTAGCCCAGGTCCATCTCGCGCACGTTGCTCGCGTAGAAGGACACCACGGCCGCGCTGGTGGTCTGCAGCAGCGGATTGTCGCCGGGGGTGGCCCACTTGGCGCCATGGCGGGCGGCGCGGTCGGACTGCAGGTAGGCCTTGACCCGCTCGGTGGTCAGTCCTTCGCTGCCGCCGTGCATGATCGACTTGCCGCCAGACATCGAGGCCGCGGCGGCCTCATCGGCGCCCAGCACGTCGTTCATCAGCACCGGCAGCAGCATGGCGGCCTTGAGGCTTGCAAACAGCGCGCTGCGCTGGGCATCGGCGCCGTTGATGGCGGCCAGGCCGTCGTAGTTGATCGAGAGCTTCATCGCGGGGCCCCTTAGAAGGACTTGAACAGGAAGATGGGGGACACCGTGGCCGCCGCGGTGGCCGGCTGGATCGCCGTGCCGCAGGCAGTGTTGCCGGTCGCGGTGGTGGTGAAGCGCTTGTTGGTGTTGTCCCAGTACAGCGCCGCTCCCACGGTCCAGGCCTCGCCCGTGGCCTTGGCCGCGTCGGACACCTCGGACTGGTAGACGTGCTCGCCGGACGCGCCGGCGGCCTCGGTATTGAGCGGGATGAACACCTTGCCGCCCTCCAGGAACGGCACCTTTGCGGTCACGGCGCCGGTCGCGGCAAAGCGCGTCTGGAACACCTGGCCGGAATCACTGCGCAACTGCAACATGGTCAGGCTCCTGTCAGATCAGCGAGGCGCCGGCGAACACCGCCGGTGCGTTTTTCCGGCCGTCGGGGTCATCCGTCGGCGGGGGTTGGTTGGGGTTTCCGCCGCGCAGGCCACCGGCCGGCACCAGCGACTCGTAGTGCTTGGCGCGGGTTTCCAGCGCGGCCAGCGGAAAGCCGGCGTAGATGGCCTCGGCGGCCTTGACCGATTCGGGGTCGTCTGCGCAGGTGCCTTGCGCACGCTCGCCGGACACGATGGTGTCCACCAGCGCCTTGCGGTAGGCCTTGCCGGCGGTGACCGCCTCGGCCAGCAGCGCGGGGTTGTCGATCAGCGCGCCATCGTCGCCCAGGGCCTGGCGGGCCTTGAGCACGATCTCGCGGGCGGGCTGGGCGGATTTGAGCTCCGCCTCGGCGGTGGCGGCCTTGGTCAGTGCTGCATCCAGTTCGGCTTGCGTGGGCATTGCGGTGTCCTCTGAGGGGTCGGTCTTTGCGCCCTTGACGGCGCGGGCGCCCGGCTGGGCACCCAGCCAGACCAGGGAGGCTTCCAGGGCTTCGCCCGGGGAGGTGATGCGGCGCGCGGTCAGCTCGCGGCCTTCGGCATCGGTGATCGGCCCGGCGCTCTTGCCGGTGAAACCGATCGACACGTCGGAGACGATGCCGGCATCCAGCTTGACCAGCAGATCCTTGTTGCTCTCGGTGCGGGCCAGGTACGCGCTGGCCATCAGCAGCGTGGCGGTGGTCACCGTCGGCGGCCATTGCAGGTCCGGGGCGCGCAGCAGGGTGCGGGCCTCATCCAGGCTCATGTGCTGCAGCTCGGCCGCAAACCAGCGGCCCTCGCCCGGACCGGAGTCTCCATCCCAGCCGGAGGGGTGCCGGAGGAAAAGCCCCTTGCCCGGCAGCGTGCGCGCAAAGTCGGCCAGCAGCGCATCGTCGAAGACCTCGTTGTCGCGGTCGATGGCGTTGTGCGCCACCACGAAGGTACGCACATACAGCTGCTCGGCGCTCATCTCCGACAGCGCCAGCTCGTTGATCAGCGCCAGGTGCTCGGCCGACGGCGCGGCCGAGGCCTTGATGCGCAGGCTCATCGACTTGTGGCGCACGGCGCTCACTTTGTGGCCACTCCCCGCACCGGCTTGAGGTTGACCCGACGCCACTCGGCCTTCTCGATGTCCAGCGGGCCGGTGTAGTCGGGCAGCTGCCAGCCGGCGTCGATCGCAGCCGGCGGCGCATCGGCGGCCGCATCGTCATGGGCGATGTCGTCGGCCGGGCTGGCCTGGGCC